CTCTTAGCCCGGAAGCGCTCTAAAAACCAATCCCTATACTCTGGCTCTTCTTCCATTAAATGTACTAAGCAATATTGATAATCATTGTATAATAATGACTCTGGAAGAAGAGTGATTGGAGATTCGTGCGATACGTTAATCGTCATTCATCTATTATAGTATATCTACTACAAAGATCAAGTATTAAATAATTATACATGTCAGATATAAAAGCATCAGCAAAAAAGGCACTAGGTGGTGCCGCGGCTAGTGCAGCAGCAGCCTTAGCTGCAATTAAGAAAAAGCTTGCGATCCCAACGCTACCGCCATTCCCGGAGATAGCGATAAACATTAAAAGCTTAATATCGGTAAAAATAATAAAAGCAGCAATTAAGAAAAAAATCGATGCTGTTAAAGATATTTTAGATCCTACTAAAATAAAAGATCAGTTATCAGGTGATAAAAAAACTGGTATCATTGCATCGGTTACCCCTAGACAAGTTAAGGATCTCGTTAAAGCAGCTAAAGAAGGCTCGAAGCTAACACCGAAAGAAGCAATAACAGGTACATTGGAAAAATTTACCGGGGTGAGTTTAGATCAAGATAATCTATTACAAAGTTTAGGTGGCGCAGTATTAGATTCTGTTAAGTCACAGATAGGTGCTCTTAAACAGACATTTATGCAAACAGTAGTTGGTTGTATTAATAAGGCAGTAAGAGACTTAATAAACAAATTTCCTACTTTAGATTTTTTAATAAATCTTGAAGATAAATTAAATGGTATTTTAGGAAAATTCCGAAATCAATTAGAACAAAAAATTGATGCAGAACTCCGAGGGTTAATGTATCAGAAAATTAAAATACATCAATTAACATTATTTAAACAAAGTTTACATGGATCAATCAGATCAATTTGTCCGGAGGCTACTCCTGCTTCTTCTGCTGAAGTAAAGGCGTTTATGGATTCTTATGAGGAAGGAAAGAAAAAAAGAGAAGAAGCAAATAAAGTTAAAGATACAAAAAATCAAATAGATGATCAATCACCTGCTACACCTAAAGTACCTACCCCGGCATCAGTTCAAGATTCACTATCAGAAAAAGCCCGGAGAGATATGGAGAAGTCAGATTATCGTGATCAAGTTGCTAACCAAGCAGCTACTAATGGTACAGCGGCCGCAGAACGTACTATTGTTAAAGGCCAAGCAGTAAGTAATAATACTGTCAGTTCAATAGTAAGTAGTACACGTCGTTTTAAAGGTGGTGCTAGATTAATGCAGTTGGCTAAACAATCTCAACCTGTTCCTAGTTATTAAAATAAAATGAGTATATACGTAAATGCAAATATAGATTCACAATTAAATGAATCTAATAGATATTTTGGAAATTATTTAGGTATAGTTATACAAAATAATGATCCTGATAAAGGAGGTAAGATAAAAATATGGGTACCTCATATATCACCTACAGTGTATAAAAACTGGGATGAAAAAAATGAGGATAAGTCTTTTAAATTTATTGGAAAAAATATTGATAGTGATATTACAGATATTATAGAAGAGCTTAAAGTTGTAGTGCCGTGGGCTGAGTGCGCCTCGCCATTAGTAGGTAGTATGGCACCTGCTAGATATAATGCATACGAACAAACAGCAACAATATCTGATTCAAATAAAAAAGATAGTTCAATACCTACCATGGATGCGGCTGGAGAAGAACCTACTGGTAGTAATACATACAAGCTTAATGATGATGGCCTAGGTGAAAAGCCTGCTCGGAAGTATGAGCATCACGATCTTAAAGTTGCGGATGCGTTTTCAAATAAAAATGAAGTTAGATTTAATAATGTAAATAAGTTTTCATATAATTATGTCCCTACTTCTTATTCTAATAGTGCAAAGGGTAGTTTTAGTGTACCTAATGTAGGAGCCCATATATGGATATTTTTTGCGGAAGGTAATCCAGATAACCCTGTTTACTTTGCGACTACGTATGGTGAAGCTGAATGGAAGTCGATATATAATTCTGATTTAGATTACCCTGGTTCGTATGAAAATATAAGCACCGACTATAATCACAATACAGACATTTATAGAAATAAATATGTTATAAATCAAAAGGGTGGTACTATAGAAATAGTTAGTACTGATAATAAAGAAGCATTAAAGCTAACTCATTATTCTGGATCGTTTAAGGAATTTAATAATGATGTTAATATTGAATTTGCTTCAAAAAATAATCAGAAGTTAGTTCAAGGTGACGAGTTCTTTACTATTAACGGTACTAAGAATGATTATATCGGTAGAGATTATGATCAAATTATTAATGGGGATTATTATAAAAAGATTGGTAATTTAACTAGAGAGTATCAAAAGGAATGGCGTGACCTTATGGAGTCTGTCGCTGACGGTAAACAGTTATTTGAACTTAAAAGAGCTAAATCTATAATAGATCCGAATGATTTTATAAAGAAGACCGCAGGACAGCAAAGTAAAGTAGGCACACCCGGTCCATGTCCTCTGTGTAGTGAGGTGAGTTTAAAGGATCAAATATGGGATAATGCATATACATTTAAAAGTATTATACAAAATGCAGCTTATACTAGTGATACCGCTTCATTTGAATTTTTTGGAGGTGTTAAATCAGATGGTGCTAGTACTATTAGTGATTTAATCGACCCGGGTAGTCCTGCTCGGTTTTTAGGTAAATCACCCTGTCCGGTTTGTGATGGATCTGGCAAAAGTCCGTCTAGCCGAGATGGTAGTTGGGATGTTGAAACAGATAAAGAAAAATCTGTTATAGATAATCTCCAGACAAAAATTCAAAAAATAATTGATACTGAAAAAAAATTAGGATTAGGTGGTAGTGAAATTGTAAATATTACAAAACATAAAATAGAGAATATTGGTTTAATTTATAATGATTTTCCGTCAGTGCGTATAGATGAAGTCGGGAAGATTGAAAATTATCAAGTACAAGCATTTGATAAAGGAGTTGCTACTACAAAGAAAGAATCTGCTTTATTAGAATATGTTCATCAGGATGACTTCCCTGGTGGAGATTATACACAAAACATCGGTAATAAATGGAATGTCTTAGTAGGTAGTGGAGGAGTTAGTATTAAGTCGACAGGTGGTGTTGATATCGGAGGCACTATAACAAATATTGCTGGTCAACAAGTTAATATAAGTTCGGAGTATGAAATTAATATGTCATCTAAAAGGATTGATATCGCTGCTGAGATGTTAACTTTACGTAATAAAAATAGTCGGCAGGTATTAGTAGATAGTAATTTAGGTGTTAGTCAAAATGTTGTTATTCAAGGCGGTGCACATGTAGAAGGGGAATTAAGCGTACATCATGTATCTGCACCCGTAGAGATACAAGAGACAGAACCAGTAGTAGTGTTTGGTAAATTATTAGAAGGATTATCTTTTAATGCAAACTTCGAAGTACAATCTCATTCGAATAAGAGAACGAATGTAGGTACAGGTACAATGATGATAACTTTAAATGCTCCGAGTAATGATAATTTTGTAGAGACCTATCCTCATACTCATCCGTTTAAGAATCTACCACTTAAGTTATATGCAGATAAAGACGGTGTTCGAGCGGTAGGAAAAGAATTAAATAGTCATGTCCGGTCTCAAGCAGATCCTGTAGTACATGAAAAGAAAGGCGGCGAAATACTTTAAATATTCCGCCGCCTGATATTATATGAGATAAGAAGCTTTAAGCAACTTCAACATTAATTACTTTTTGTTCTTTGCGTTCCATTCTTGGAACATTAATGCGCAAAACTCCATCAGTAATTTCTGCTTTCAGTTGTTCAGTATTAAAATCATGCCCATCAATCCTGAATGACCGGTTATATGTTTCTTCCTTAGAACCAGTCTTTGTATGAATGGTTCGTTTAGCTTCAACATATGCTACGTCTGTATCATCGTTGTAAGTGACTTTAAGGTTCTCCTTCTTCACACCAGGGAGATCAATCTCAATATTAGAGCTCTCTTTATTTTCGTTAAAACGAATATTGTCGTTTGAAAAAGACGCACCAGGTGCGGCAAACGATTCTTCTAGTGTATTAAAAAGATCAAACATAGGACTGTATGATCTTGCTACCTGCGGTTTTGTTAAGTAATTTAATAAGTTATTCATAACATAACTATTTATGCTATCGAATCTGACGTTCAACTTTTTTTCCAGTCTTTATATTCTGGATTATCATTTTCCTATAAGAACCTATTGTTACTGTAAAGCTTACAGTATCTCCAGAGATGACAGGAGAACCATCTAAAGTACCTGGGTATCTATACGTCTTAACTACATTACCTCTTACTGTTTCTATCACTTGAAGTTTAATAGAACTACCTTGTTGTGTAGCTAATGCATAATAGGTCTCATTTTTGTTCATTATAATTATTTAATAAGGCTTGTATTAATGACATCTAGATATTAAATATTTTATATGGCAGAGGTTAAGAAGGCTAGATTATTTTTACGTCGCGGGACTGATACAGATAGAATAGCTACTACATTGTGTGAAGGTGAGCTCGGTTATTCTACAGATGCTTATAGAGTAATCGTTGGAGACGGTACTACTGCTGGTGGTAGGTCTTTAGGTACTACTGTATTTGTTAGTGCGGGCTCTTTAGCACGTCATTTCCATACTAAGCTAACTACCGCCGCGACTGGTGGTTTAGCTCATACCGGTGACTTAGCTGTATTCCCAGCTTTACAGTATTTTAAAGCAGATGGTGTTACAACTTCAACACCGCATGCTAGTGCTACATGTGTAATGTTGTTGACAGGTACAGATCCAAGTGCTACTACTAGCTGGGTGTCTATTAACTCTGGTATACCTTTTGGTAATATACACGTACAGAATGATGATATTACAGGGGATTATATTTCTGGTGGTAATATTTCTGGTGATGTAACATTTAGTGGTACTATTAATACAACTAAGACAACCACAACAAGTGCAATTGTAAGTGACCTTGCTGGGACTGGTAATCGAAATGTTTTTGTTACCTCAACAGGTCAATTAACTGCTGAAGATAATCTTGGGGATGGTAAAACAGCTGATGGCACTTTACAGTTCCTTGCCTCTCCTGTAACAATTTCCAAATCAGAAGCTCTTACTGCGTGTGATTGGTTAAATTATCAAAATCCGAGTGGAGTTCCTAAAAATGCTACAGCTGGGTTGTTTCAGTTTGTATGGTATGATAATACATCCACTGATGATATTTTAATGATAAGAAATAAACCTGCAAGTTCTAGTGGAGTTGAATTGTCAGCTGCCTTTTCTGGTTTATCCGATGGTGATGGTAGTGCTACTCAGTTTTTCAGTCCATTAAGTAGTAATGGTGAAGTAGGTAATGATGGTGTGGTAGGTTTTGATTTTAAAATGTTTAATGGAGCAAACACTACTGCTGCTTGTTGGGACGATGGTCATGATTTAAAGATGCTTGGATATATGTAATTATTTTTCCCAAGGGAATACTATCCAATCATCATTATCAAATTCTCTTACCGTATAATCCGGCATGAAGGCTGTCTTAGGCTTATAATATAATGTAGCAAAATCCCAGTTTATATTATATTGATCATTATACAGGACAAAATTACCGTACACTTTTTTTAAAGTTAATCCTGTATCAACTAGATCATCAACTATTAGAACCCTCTCTCTCATTAATTCATCTTGTGTCGGGAAAGTGATTTGTTTAACTATATCGTTTATGTTATGAGGACCTTTACGTGGGGCATCGCTTTGATAAGATTTAAAATTACATGAGAGTAATTTATCTACCTTTAGTTGTTTTGCTAAGAGTGTTGCAGGAATCATTCCACCGTTTGCAATACCAAGTATACAGGTAGGATGAAAATCTTTTACTTTTTTTGTTAATAGAGATATATCTTGCTCTATGCTTTCCCAAGATAAATTAATTTTTGATGTCATTTAAGTCGATGTTAATTTCATCTCCTATGTATTTTACGAGGTCTTTTATTTTATCAACTGTTTCTACATTTTCTGGATCAGGCAATGTTTTTGTATGTTTGTATAAATCTAAAATAAGATTAGGAGTTATTTTATGTTTTCCGTTTTTTGTTTTCTTCCTAGGCATTATAAATATTTACAAATGTCTTTGTAACTTCAATCTGTTAAATTAAGATAAAACGGTTAAATAATTAATAATGGGTCATTCACTATATAACGAAGTCACCGCAGTAACAGGTGTTGGTTATCCTACGAATAGAGTGTTAGGTAAACTCAAGACCGCCTCGCTTAATCTACCATACTCTCTAGAAGATATTAAAATTAGTCACAATGACTTCGCGGTGACTGAGGTATATAACGATAGCATCCGGAAACTTTATCGAAATTATTTGTATTTAATTGCTAATGCAGAAATAGTAACAACATCATCACCTACATCTGCTGTTGGTTCTTATATTAATGTTGATCCGAATTTTAATGCTACTCTCTCCTCCACATCAACAAACCCAGCTTCTGGAAACAGTCTTTCCTCTATGCATGGTAATATTGAAACGCATATAGCTAAAAAACTTGACAGTAATCACTTTGTATATTTTACATATAGTACTGGTGATTCAGTAGTAGTTGAAAGTACTACTCAGTTCGGGACTGTTAAATCAGTATTATCTGGGAACTTTGTTGAGTACAGTCCTGATGATAATAATACATTTAAATTTAAAAATATTGTAAGTGTAGATATAGTAGACGAGTATTTATTTGTTTTAGACAGAGGTAATCTTACGTTATTTAAATTTGATATATCTGGTCTTATAACTAATGACTCCGCGGTTCGCCGAACTGGTATTAATGATACAGATAATCCGGGTCGTCTTTTATTAAAAACATTAGGAGGCACACAATATACTCAAGTTAAAAATAAGCTCGTCGACCCGGTTAGTCTTAGTGTACATAATAAGAAGTTGTATGTTTTAGATAACGGTACTCGTAGTATTAAAATATACGATTTAAATTTTAATTATTTAAATGAAATTAAGCATGGTCCGCTATATGATAACGTACAAAATGACATTCCAGTTTCTCTTGTAATAGATCAGTTATCTGATACAAATAAGACCATACGAGGTTATATACTTACGTCTAAGGGTAGGATTTTTGAATATGATCCAGTCACAAATATTATAGGATCACCAGTATCATTATTTGAATCATATTTACCGTATGAAATTTATGTGTTTAATGAAGATAGAAAGCCTCCGACCCTAGATCAAATAAAATTATATAAACCTGAAGGGAGTAATTTTAAAAAGATAGTTAATAGTAAGTCTTCAAAAAATATTTTATATGTTGCTTCTAATAGAAATATATATAAGTTGTATAAATCAAATTTAAATACCCCAATTACTGTATTAGATTTTAATACGTCGACAATATCTGATGGCAACACCCGGAATGCTCCTGTTAATATAACTACTGATTTTAGAGATATAAGCTCACAGACAATTGCTTCGTTTGATACTGTATTGCATGACGGGTATGACTATATGGCAGTCACTACAACCACTCTCTCTAGTATAACTGAGGGTGTGGAGGTGTCGGGTTACAAGACTAGTACATATCTTTTTACTGATAAAAATATTACTACAAAATTGTATAATGATAGCTTTTATACGAATTATTTTACATTATCTGATATATATGTATTACCTCAAGAAATAGTTAATAATATTACGTTTAATAAAACTACAAAGAAATTAATATATAATCATTATTCTTTATTTGAAAATTTAAATAAAAAAATATATACTTATTTTACAAAAGCAAATTTAGGTACCTCAATCGTCCCGGCTATATGTACTATCAATTCTTACGGGTTTGAGAAGCCAAGCGCTCTTAATAATAACGATGAATTTTATATTGGTGTAAATGAGCCGTTATTAACTGATGTTGTTAATAGACCTATTGAGTTGTTATATAAACAACAAGAAGCTTTATTTAGTCTTATAAAAGAAGATCAGTTAAATACTGATCCGCCTTCAGGAGTAAATACTAGATTACCAAGTAAGGGAGAATTAGCTACTAGTGTTGTAAGTTTAGATACTACTAGTGTTACTGTAACAGGAGGAGACGTAGTAAGTATAGGAATTTCCCGGCGAAATCTTATTAGTGTAGAAAATAATTCTTGTTCAATTAACTTTTATACAACCATCGATGGAACTGATACAGCGGATGAATATAGTTTTGAGTATATAGCAGAGATGAATCCTAGTACCGCAGTATTCGCTCCTGGAGTTACAGACATAGTTATTGAACTCGATACCGCGAAGTTTTTTGCTAAAGATGGGGCTGGTAACGTTATCGATGAAGACAAATATAATACTGATCAAAAGGCTAATCCACTAGCTCATGATAAAACCTTTACGTTTAAAATTAAAGCTGGTTCAAATTGTATTATTGATGAGGATGATATTAATTCAGTTAAAGAATGTGTAGTTACAATTAAACCAGATTTTGACAAATATGATATCACGTTTATCGGAGACCGCCCAGGTGATGTCAAAATTGATTCTTTCACTAATCGAAAAACAACAGGTGATGGCTTTACGGCTCGCGTAGGTGTTCAACGATTCGCAAGTGATGGAGATTACAGCTTATCAGCCGCCTGTAATATTCGGACAAACCCAGTTAACTGGCCTGTCGGTATGAAATTTATACCACAAGTTCCAGATAGAGATACATATAGTGTCTACTCAACAGACATTAAAACAGGAAAACGTGATGTGCTGCTTGATTTCCCGTCAGTGCCAGGTGGAACAGATGTACCGAATCAAGTATCAGCCGCACAATTACCGAACACTAGTACAATATTTTTTACACCAGGTGTATCTTCGATAGTATTTGATCTTAGTGCACAGCAACCTGAGCATAACGGAGATATTAACAGCGATTCTGCAATTGATATTATAATTCAGCGTCCTACTGCTAACGCAATAATTAATAAATCTAATCCATTAGATAATAAAAAAACTGTTTCTTTAAAAGAGCAATATAAAACAATTAATTTATTTGTATCCAGTATTTCTGCTGATTATAGAGTTGACGAGTCAACCACTAATAATCTTTTAAGTTGTGTTAATGTATGGGATGCATTAATTGCTAGTAATGCATCCGACCATGTTGGATCTAATACGTTTGATGATGGTACTGATGATGCTACTTATAAAAAATATCCTATTAGTGCTTGCTTTACTATTCAAGATTCAGTTTCTATTATTTCTACAGATGATACATTACCGGCAGTATATTTTAAGCCACCTAATGATTTTAATTTTGTATATACGAATAACCAAATTGATATTGTTATTAAAGATAGTAACAACTCAATAGTAGGCAAGGGAGGTAAAGGTGGGTATGGTTTAGCTGTAGAAGGTCATGGTGGAAAATATGGAACTAAGTTTGATGGAGAGGACGATCCAGTTGATATTGGAGATGATGTAGATGGTGTAGTAACCACTCACACTGGAACATCTGGAGGCCCGGCGTTAAGCGGTTTTGATGCATATTTCAAACAAAGGATTTTAATTACTAATAATGGTAAAGTATATGGAGGAGGCGGTGGCGGTGGTGGTGGTCTTCCGGGTATTAGCGCCACAAACTATAACAACATAGAATATGCATGGCCGTTGTGGTTTGGTTGTGGAGGAGGAGGAGGT